GTGGCGTTACCGATGGTTTCAACGTGGCTCATTTTCAGCCGCCAAAGTCTGTAGTGAAACTACGATGGTTGAATGATCCCTATTAAGTATACGGCCAATTTCGGTGGTGCTGTAGCCCTTGGCGCGTAGCATTCCTACGCACTGACGCCGCACCATAACCAATCTTTTGTATCTGCTTTTACCGAGAATGTCCTCTGCGGTGTATCCGTAAGATTCTGCTATTTCTCGAATGTCTGCGAGATTCTTTTCTCTTGGTGTCATGCTTTGAATCCTAAAAGATAATCTGATAATGTTTTGACTGTTGCGTAACTTGGGTTGACGTTCTTACCCATACGAATCGCGCTTAATGTGTTTCTATGAACGCCCGTGTGGTTAGAAACTCTTAACAGGTTGCTGTACAAAAGTTTCTCCCTGATCTGCGATAAATTTAACATAACATTCTCCGTTGTGCATTTTTGCACATTTGGGTGTTTACATATCGGTATTGTGTCTGTAAAGACAATTCCACGCACTAACTGGATAGTCCGATTTGTGCTGAAACGAAAGGAGCCTTTATGGCTGTTAATCTAAAAAAGACCGGTGGGCTAACCGCCAATGGCGTTAAGCTGCTTGTATATGGTCAGGCTGGCGCTGGTAAGACATCTCTTATCCGCACACTGCCGAACCCTGTGGTTCTGTCGGCTGAAGGTGGGCTGCTGTCCATCCAAGACGCCGACCTTCCTTATCTTGAAATTAAGAACATGGAAGATTTACGCGAGGCATATGCTTGGGCCAAGGACAGCAAAGAAGCGGCTGGCTTTGAAAGCGTTGCACTGGATAGCATAAGTGAAGTGGCCGAGGTTGTCCTTCAGCACGAACTGAAGACCAACAAAGACGGTCGCGCTGCTTATGGTGAACTCAATACCACCATGCAGGAACTGATCCGTGCGTTCCGTGACCTACCCGGCAAGCATGTTTACATGAGCGCCAAGTTGGAGAAGTCGCAGGACGAGATGGGCAAGTTGCTTTACAACCCATCAATGCCGGGTAAGTCATTGACGCAGGGTCTGCCCTACTTCTTTGACGAAGTTCTTGCCTTACGGGTCGAGCGTGATGCCGACGGCAACAGCCAACGTGCCATTATGTGCGACAGCGATGGTCTGTGGCTGGCTAAGGATCGCTCAGGCAAACTCGATACTTGGGAGTCGCCTGACCTTGGGGAGATTATTCGCAAGATTGGAGGTGTGTCATGAGTGTGTTTGCATTTCCAAGTTCCACCAACGGGCAATGCGGATTGACTTTGCGAGAATATTTTGCAGCAAAGGCAATGGTTGCTTTGATACCAATGTTCACAAGTGAAAAATCAACAATTAAGGATTTAGACCTTCAATATCGTTTGATTGCTCATGAGGCATTTGCCCTAGCAGATAAAATGTTGGAAGTTGGGGGCGACCCATCATGACCCTCTACCAACAATGGCTAACCGCCAAAGCCAGAGAGGCAGAAGCTACGGCAGAGCGCCGTATGCTTGAGGATCAGATGGTTGCGCAGTTTAACGTTCCATCTAGCCTCGACAAGACGGCCAACTTTGAAGCCGACGGCTTTAAGATTAAGGTCGAAGGCCGCATCAATCGCAAGATCAACAGCGATAAGCTGCAAGAGATTGCAATCGAGCATGGGTTGATGGCGCATTTAGAATGCCTGTTCCGGTGGAAGCCGGAAATCAATGCGGCAGTCTGGAAGTCAACCGACCCAGCAATCACTACCCCACTACTGGATGCAATTACTTCAACACCGGGGCGTCCATCATTCACTATCATCAAGAAGGATTAAGGCATGGCATTTTTAGGTGAAACATTTTCGACAGACAGCCTTCCAGTTTCGGATCGTTCGTATGATCTGATTCCAGAAGGCTGGTACAACGCCAGCATTACCAAGGCGGAACTTAACAACACCAAGGCTGGCACAGGTCAGAAGATTGACATGCGCTATGACATCACTGGGCCGACGCATCAGGGCCGTGTGGTCTTTGGCACAGTCAATGTCCGCAACCAAAGCGAGAAGGCGGAAGCCATTGGTCGCCAGCAACTTGGTGAGATCATGAGGGCTGTTGGCTTGGCTAAAATCCAAGACACTGACGAACTGATTGGTGGCAGCATCTGCATCCGCGTTAAGATTAAGCCAGCCGAAAATGGTTACGACGCTCGTAACGAGGTTAGCGGGTTCAAGTCTGCTAGTGGCGCATTGCCGCAGGTAACATCTTCTCCAAGTCCTACCGCATCCGTCGGCGGCGCAAAGCCACCTTGGGCCAAGTAAACAAAAACCCCCGCTCTATCACTAGGGCGGGGGAAGTTTGTAGGAAAGGAGATAACACAATGAGCAAGTTGCCCGACCCAGTTAATACCATCGCAACTATGATTGATCAATACCATGCAAGCAAGAAGTCTAGGCCGCGTCCGCACATGGGCGTCAGCCTGTTGGGACACCATTGCGACAGGTGGCTTTGGATTAACTTTCGCTGGGCAGTAGTCGAGGATTTCGATGGCCGCATCCTGCGCTTGTTCCGTCGTGGACACAGCGAGGAAGACACCATCATCAAAGACCTTCGCTCCATTGGTGTTGATATTCGCTCTAGCCAGAGGCGCGTAGACTTTGGCAACCATGTAAGCGGCAGTCTTGACGGCGTGATCGAAAGCGGTGTGCCAGAGGCTCCCAAGGCGCGTCATGTGGCCGAGTTTAAGACGCACTCTAAGAAGTCGTTTGATGACATGGTTAAGAATGGCGTGGAGAAATCCAAGCCCATGCACTTTATCCAGATGCAAGTTTATATGCACGGGACCGACATTAACCGTGCGCTTTATCTAGCGGTCTGCAAGGATGATGACCGGATATACACCGAGCGCGTAAGGTACGACAAGAAGGTAGCTGAAGACGCAATTATACGCGGCAAGCGTATCGCCATGTCAGATCGTATGCCTGAGCCAGTCAGCGCCGACCCTAGCTGGTATCAGTGCAAGTTCTGCCCTGCACACAGCTTCTGCCACAAGGCGGAGCCGACAAAGCGTGTCAACTGCCGCACCTGTGCGCATAGTACGGCAATGCCGGACTCTACATTTAGGTGTGAGCGTCACGATGCTGACGCCATTCCAGAGGATTTCCAGCACGAAGGCTGCGATGACCACATCCTGCACCCAGACATGGTTCCTTGGGTCATGGAAGGCTCAGAGAATGGTCACAGCGTCAAGTGGAAGATTGGCGACAAGTGGGTTGTGAATGGTCAGGGTGGATACAAGAGCAGTGAGATACTCGCCAACGCAGAGGTGCTGGATGATGCCATTGTGTTAAAAGCCAAGGCGCTGTTCCCTGACGCAGAGGTGGTTGGTTAATGCTTAGACCATACCAACAACGCGCCATAGACGATCTATACAAATGGATGGGCAACAACAAAGGCAACCCATGTTTGGTGCTGCCGACAGGATCAGGCAAGAGTCATATTGTTGCGGCATTTTGTAAGAATGCTGTGCAGAATTGGCCTGATACTAAAATTATGATGCTGACCCATGTAAAGGAACTGATCGAACAGAACGCCGAAAAGATGCGCCAGCATTGGCCGGGCGCACCGATGGGCATCTAT